CCTCCGTCCCCGTCGCCGGTGCTTCATCGATTTTATTTCCGGCTGCTTTCCCTTCCGTGAGGAAGCTCCTGTTCATCAGGCCGATCACGTCCGCCGCCATGATCATTCCCATCGTGACCTTGCGCTTTACGTCCTTGACGGAATAGCGCTCCGGCCACCCCTGCTCATCGGCGTAATCGTTCAGCATTGCAGCCAGGAAGACGCACACGCTGCTGTTCGGGTTTTCCATCGCCTTGATGATATCTCCGTCGAAGGCTTCCTGCACTTCTTCCAGGACTGCCATGTTGCAGCGGAGGATATATGTTTTCCCGTTCATCTCGAACGGGACTTCCTCCATCTTCAGGCGGCTCATACGAGCACCGCCGCAATCCACGCGACCGCGTCGGCTTCCGTGTCGAGCGTTACCGCCTCCATAATGGCGCGATCAGTGCTGTCATCCGGCAAAAACGTTCCCGTTGTGGACGGCGTGCCGAATGTAATGCTGTCATCTGCCGTCTGCAAAGATACCGACGGCTGACTGAATTTCGCCTTCTTCACAAAGAACGCCGTGTATTTCTCCACATTGTCAATGACATCCGGCGCATAGCAGGCGAAGCCGACGTAATTGCCCTGCTGTTTTGCCGTTGTAACGAGGCTTTTCACCTGGTTCGATCCGACGGTTCTCGTCTTCTCTTCGACACCGTACAAGAGCTTCTTTGCGGCGTCCATGATGTACTTCACGCCGAGCGTGATGTTTCCGCCGGTTGCTTTCCGCATGACTTCCGCTCTCCCGTCCTCTGCCCACAGAGTTCCCTCTGCGATGGTCAGTTCCATGCTCGCGGAGATCGCGTCACCGACGTCCGTCACATTCTCATACGACACGGTTCCGTTCGTATTTACATACTTTCCTACTTTCATGCCGCGGAGTCCGATATAAGGCATCTTTTTTCCCTCCTGTTATTTGTTCCATTCATTTTCGAGCCACTCACCGATGACTTTCTCGCCCGGTGCCGTGATCTCGTCTGCATAGTTTTCAACCGCATTTTTCACAAAAGGCCGGGCAGCTTGCCCGGTTTTTCCAAATTCATTGATGAATGCGATTTCGGCATTTCTCGTTTTCTTTCCCTTTCCTCTCGTTCTGGTACCGGAAAACGTCACATCCGCATGACCGCCGGCAGAATCTTTCTTGCTCTTGTTGACCTTCAGTTTGTCCAGGATGTGCACAGAGCTTTCTTCATCTCGGATTCCCGCTCTTTCGCCCTGTTCCTTCACTTTGTCCTTCTCGACCGAAGCCATCGCCTGCAGCGCACTGTCCGTCACGTCCCACGGGATGTCTGCGATTTTGTTGAACACCTGATCCAGGTCGTCAAAGCCCATTAGCTCAAGGCTCGCCATCCGGCTCATTTCCTTCCTGCATTTCGCATTCAAAGACATAATGCTGACCGTCTTTGTCGGACGCGTTCGTCACCTCCGGCCAGGTGGCACCGGCGGCGAATAAGGCCTCGCATATCCGTCTCTTCTTTGTCAGTGGAGTTCCTCCGTGAGGAAGGTACAGATGTACCATCACGCGGTAAAGGATCGCCCTTGGCCGGTCATCCGCCCACATAGTGCCGAATTCGTCATAGTTGAAAACGATGTATTCCGTGGCCGGTCCGTCGTAGAGATTCGGCTTCACGATTTCTTCTATCGGCGTGAGTGCCTCTCTGAGTCTTGTTTCCACGCTCATCTCCACACCTCCGTCAGATAGAGTTCCAGCGTTCCCCGTCCGGTCGGCCAGCTGCGCCCGATCTGGTACCGATGCCCTCCGAATTCGAGCAGCCGCTCGCCCTCGAAGTCATCTTCCCAGATCTCCACCGTGGCGCTGACCTGTACGCCCGCCTTCATGGCTTCGTAATACTCCGATCTGCTCACTCCGTTGGTGAATGTGCAGAAGATCTCTCTCGACGTCTCTGTTTTTGTCTCATAGCCTGCAGCGTCCTCTGTGGTGTTCTCGCTGATCAGCGTGATCACGTCCGTCCACGGTGTCCGGTTGGTTTTGTCCGGGCTGAATGCTCTGCTCATTCGCTCCCGTCCTCCTCCCGGAATTCGGAAGCTTTCGACATGGCATTCGCCAGCGCTTCAAAGGATCCGAGATACCGGTCGCCGTCGCCCTGGAAGTTGAACCAGTACCGGCAGAACAGTTTGATCGCCGTTGCCGTCGTTTTGTTGTTTTCGCTTACGATGCCGACGCCGATCTGAGAGAGGCGCTGCTTTGCCGTGGTGATCGCATCCTCGATTTCATTGTCCTTTTTGCTGTGCGTGATACTGAGATCCGCCTTGACGGTGTCAAGCAGTTTCGTCGCCATTGTCTAACCCTCCAAAAGGACGGGAGAGCCCTTGTCAGGCTCTCCCGTTGGTTTTGTTGTCTGCCTCAGATCAGGAGGCGAAGGTGCCCTTCACGGCGCCCTTCGGGTTCTTCAGGCCAGCGTCGAAGAGGCTGTATGCAGTCTTGCATTCGGCCGCGGACTTCGGCAGCGTGGAAGAGAAGATCGTCAGGTCGTCGTAATCGTTCGCGAGGAGCTGGCCCTTCACGACGATATAGAAAACGCCGTCCGCGAGGTTGACGTCTTCCTTGACCTTCGCGCCGTAGATCACACCGGCGACGGTCGGATCATCCATCGCGGACGCCATGAACAGCGGATGCTTGTTGGTGTCCTGGATGCCGGCGATCGTGTTGTAGATCGTGGAGGCGTTTGCGTAGATGATCTTCTGGCCCTTGCCTTTCAGCTTGGCCAGCTCGGCGCGGATGCCGGCGTCGGTCTTCGGCACGGAGGCGTTCACGTTTGACGCGGCGATTGCAGCAGCAGCGACGGCGGATCCGCCAGCAGGCGCGGTGCCGTCCAGACGGGCGAGGATCACGGCTTCCTTCGCTGTGGCGATTCTCTCGCCGAGTTCTTTGACGAGCCAGGACTCGAAGGCGTCGATGCTCTTGAACTTCATCTTCCGGGAGATGACAACATACTTCGTGATCTCGATGCCGTCCAGCGTGACGAGATCGAAGGCGTTCTGCTCGTCGTTTGCGACGTCTGCGCCTTCCGCCTTGCCGGTTGCATCGCCTGCGGTGATTCCGGTCCGGCGCGGAATGCCGAAGCCCTGGGTCATGCCGCTCTTCTCGGCGTCATCGTACATCGGGGCCTCAGACTCGACCAGGTCGATGATCTGGTTCAGGATCGGAGTCGGGACGACGCTTCCGCTGTTCGCGGTCGTGTGGGTGAAGGCTGCACGCTCTTCCTCGGTCATCTCGCCGAGCAGATGCACGCCGTCGCGGACGCAGAGGTTTTTCAGCCATGCGGACCGATACTCCGGAGAGTCTGCGTCATAGCTGCGCTCCTCGCGCTCTGCGGTCTGCGGGCGGCCGACGACGCGGCCGGCACCGGCGGCGATGCTGTTGCGGATCTCGGTCCGGGCAGCGTTTGCGGCTCTGGCGCTGCGCTCTTCGGCGATGGCCTGAGCCTCTTTGCGGAGCTCTTCCAGATTGGCGCCGTCCTTCGTCATCTCCTGAAGGATTTCCTTCGCCCTGGCTTCGAGCTGTTCTGCGGTGTAATTGGTGAAGTCGTACATGATTTTTCTCCTTTTCTCAAGTTTTTATTATTTCGGCCTACGCACCGGCGAGCAGCTGACGGATCTCCCCTTGCAGCCGGTTCGCCTTCTGACGTTCTTCAGCGCGGAGCCGCTCCTGCTCCCGCAGGCCTTCGATCGCTCCGTCGGCGGCGCTGCGTGCTGAGATGTCGGTTGCCTCATTGGCCGGGATTGAGACGGCCGACACGTCGTATAGTTTCGATATTGATTCGATCGTGCGGAGGACCGTCGTCACATTATGTTCGTGATCCTCTTCGATCACTTCCCGTTTGTCCTTGCCCGCCAGGAAGCGGAAGGACATGCGGTCGGTATATCCGCCCTTGATCTCCTCGTAAAGCTGGCGGCCGAGTTCCGTGCCGCCGAGGTGCGCTCTGATTTTCAGACCGTGGTCATCGGTGGACAGCTCGAGGGTTTTGTTTCTCGTTCTGGCCATCACGCGGCCGCTGTGGTCGTACTGGAAAATAACGTCTGCCATGTCGCAGTTGTCGAAGGCGTGCCGGTCGACCTGCTCCCGGACGATGTAATCGCCGAAGTTGTACAGCTCATACGGCTGGTTGAACGTCGTCGCGTATCCCTCGACGATCAGATCGTTCGCGCCCTCTCTCCGGAGTTCGATATTTGAGATTGCGATATTTCTGTATTCCTGGCCCGCGTCCAGCCGCTCCAGGAGCTTTTTCTTGTCTATCATTCCGTTTTCTCCTTCCCGGCCTTCGCGGCCTTGATCGCTTCACGTTCCTGTTCCGAGAGGTATTCCCCGCGGATGTAGTATTTCTGTCCGAGGCCGTCCGGCAGCGGCGCCATCTGGAGGATCTCGCGGCCCTCATCCGGTGACAGCATCATTCGGTCGAATAGTTCCTTGATCGTGTTTACCTTGTCCTGTATCTTCGCAAACTGCAGCCGGTTTGCGGAGAAGGTGATGTCGTTTCCGAGCGCCTGTTCCCGCTCTGAGAAAAACATCGACGTCAGGGCCAGATGCATCTGCAGGGCAAAAACCTCCACCTTCCCCTCGTAGAATGCTGACCAGATCGCTTCGTCCCATTCGTTCCGGAGGATCTTCTCATTCGTTCCGAAGTAGTCGTGAACGTTGCCCTTGATCAGGGCCATCTGATCCGCGTCGACGACAAACGGCTTTGATTCGAGTTGCTTCACGTCGGCATACTTCGTGTCGATCAGCAGGACGCCGCCGTTGTTCTCGGCAGACAGGTTCGTCTTCCGGAAGCGCTGCCGCTCCTTCTCGATGTCCTCATCCCGGAGTGAACTGCCCAGCTTCGCCAGGAATCGAATTGCGGCCGACTGCTTGATGCCGTTTTCAATGCCCTGATTCTCCACGTCGATCAGATCCAGCGTCGGAATCAGCGGGGCGTTTGTCTCCGGGAAGAAATCGTTTTTGTACTGCATTTTCAGCAGCACGCCGCAGCGGCTGTATTCTATCGCCACATGCTTTCCGTTGCCGAACTGGTACCGGAGGAAGAGTTCCCCGGATGCGTTCTCTACGAGCTCGCAGGCGCTCGGCACAAGCGGGAAGGCTCCGACCGTTCTGCCGTTCTCCGCCATGAGAGGCGCGATGAAGCAGGCGTTATCAACCTCGAGGATCGTTGCCGCCCTGTAAAGGAACTGCTGCGTGTTCTGCCACGGGTTCATCTGCAGCTGAAGTCGCCGGTCGATCCTGGATCCCTGTGGGCCGCTGGCGTGCGGTTTCAGCTTGGAACAGTGCGTCGCGATCGCGTGGATTGCTGCTCTTGTCTCCATCGCCTCATAGATTCCGCCGGAGCGTGTATAAAAAACCGGATTGTATGCAGTCAGGGTCTCGAAGTATCCGCGGACCGCCTGATCCCTCGAACCGCTGCCGAAAATCTTCTCAAACAGTCCCAAAGTATCACCTCAGATCAGATTCATGTAGTCGTTCTGTTTATCGCTGTAGACGACGAACGCGTCCAGCATGGCCGCCGTTCCGTCGATGCGTTTTGTCGGCCGCGTCGTCTTGTGCGGCTGTATGTTCCCGTTTTTGTCCTGCTCGATCGCGGTGTTTGCGAGGCACCACTTGTCGATTGGATTGGTGTTGTAGATG